TTAGGTGTGCAGCATTCTCGACCTAATATGCTCGCGAAGATCCTCGCTTCGTGCGAGCAGCTCAGCTTCCTGCACAGTAGGCTCTTGAACGGAAAGAGCGGAAATCAGGTTTTCAATCTTCGATAATGCCTGAGCTTGTTGACCCGTACCATCCAGAGCAACGGCCAAGAGATACTCGGCTCTCTGTTTGTCGATTTTATGTGCAGTTTGCGCCTCGGGTGCCGCAAGGGCATTCTGGAGCATGTCAATGACATAGAGGTAATCGCCCTCCCCCCCGTCAAGAATAGGTAGCGCGAACGCAATGGCTTCGTGCACACTCTCGGTCTCGACTTTGCGTTCGACAACCACGTCCATCGGCGGCGTGACTTTTCCCAACAAAGCAATTGCCGCCGAAACTGCGCGTGATGTGTTTACTTCGCTAATATCTTTCAGATGGTTCTCGCTGCTGAGAAACTTGCCATAGTCTGGGTGCAGCCCTAATGCCCTTCGCACAATCTCGCTCAAGGATATAACGAAGACGAACCTGCTCTTTCCCCCCACTCCTTTGTCGAGCCAGAACAAACCTTTCACAAACAGCTCTTTGCTGAAACTTGGGTCGATCTGCCTTACTTCGTAAGAGATTGAGCGCCACAGCTGCCCTATCTCGCGCTGGGCCAATTCCTGCTCCCAGCCCCCGGTCGGCGTCTTCTGCTCTTTTTGTCGGATGATATCAGAAGTGCGGGCGACCGCTGCCAAGATTTGCTCTATGATTTCAAATCGTTTCTTATTACGCTCTCGCAGATATGTTTGAAAGCGTGTGACAATTTGCGCTATCTCCCGCAGCGCAGTAAGTACCGTGCCAAGGCTAATCGCTTCCATTCTCGCGAGCCCCCCGGTTCAATATTCGATATCAAGTTAAGCTGACGTAAGACACGGAGCAAGTGCGCATGTGCCCCGCCCAGCATCGTGGAAACACGTTCAAGACATGGCGAGCTACCCCTTGAACACGGATGTTGCCGCTGCCATATAAACTTTAACGCGAGACAGCCGCGTGCTTGAGGGGGCCTCCTAGGCTGTTGCAAAATCGGAAATTCCCTCAACAAAGTCGGCGTGCGGGTCGCGGCTCAATAAGGGCTTCCGCACATGGGATAGGAGATGCGTATGCACGCTTCTTTGGTTCTCGAAGCCAGCCAGTCGACGAAGACGTTTCGATTGGGCTTTGATCTTCGGATCAGCCTGGCTTCATCGGTCTGTTGTTCGGCCGACTGCTCTAATGGAAAAGCCCTCTTGCGAAAGCAAGAGGGCTTTTTCTTCTTACCGATTAGTGTTTATTTCTTGTCGCGTGCTTCGATTGCTGCGCGTGCGCTTTCCCGCAGCAACGCATAGACTTCATCGACGTGTGTTGTTTGACAGACATATCCGGAAGAAGGCGGGAATATCCGGGATTATCCGGGAACTGCTGAGAAACGCCGAGAAAACAAGGCGTTGGCGAGGACCTGCGGCGCGACGGCGGCGGGGCGTTTTGACAGCCGGTCTGACAAAAACAGCGCCAGCGGCGGGCTGTTGATGGCAAAGCGGCGCGAACCCGCAAAGCCCTTCAAAAATCCATGAAATGCCTTTGAGGCGTCTTCAAAGCCCTGAAAATCAAGGACCAGGCGCCGGCCGCGGCAGCGGCGATCGACCGATTTTGCCGATCGGCAAGGCGCGAAGTCCAATTCGAACATGCAAGCGGCTTGCATGTTCAGCACGTGAGGCTGTCAAGTCCCGAGAAATCAAGGCGTTGCGCGTTTCCACCGTGCTGTTTCGAACATGCAAGCGCGCGCCCGAAAATTGCCCGCTACTTGCATGTTTCGAGAATGCCTCTCGTCCACGTCCTCTGGTCGGCAAAAAAATCGGCGCTCTGCTGAGTTGTACAGCTCTATCCCCAGCGTGCCTCAACCCCTGGGGCAGTTTTGGATTGAACATATAAGCGATATCGGTTATATCCAATAAGCGATATCGCTTATGGATATGCTGGAGGCGAAATTGACTCACTTTCCGATATCGGATAATCCACGCCGCATGGGGCGTCCTCCGTTGAAAGTGAAACCGATTCTAGTGCGGCTGCCGGACGGCGTTCCGGAGCGCATTGACGCCCTCGTCGGCAAGATGAAGCGTGCTGAATTCATCCGCGAAGCGGTTCTGAAGGAACTCGAACGTCGCGAGCGCGCTGCCGCAGCTACACCCCCAAGCGAGAAAGACAACGGTAACAAGGTCTGAGGCCACGTTGCCAACGCGCCCGTGCCCCTGCGTCTAGGAGTAGCAATTGCTGCCCTTGCACGCAGATGATGCGGGACCTACTTGAACGTGAATTGAAGGGCTGGGGTTTAGAGTTATGTGTACCTGAGTTTCGAGGGGCCGCGTCCGCTGGCCCCTTTCGCTCGTGCCATCCAGGCGGGAGCGGTTTGATCCCTCATATCGTCGATACCGCTGCGCAGCCTGGTCGAAGACCGGGGCCGGCTGGTCACGACTGAAGTTCTGGCTGATCCAAGCGTGGCTTGACGATCATTAGGCCGAGCGTTTGCCAGAACCGGGCCGGGCGGCAGCTTCATCGAGACGCTTCTTAAAACGTGCGCGCAGGACCGGTAGGAGCGCCTCGACGACCTCCTCGTCATGTATGTCGACGACCATCTGCAGAAGCTCGTTATAGAGGTTTCCAGCCTCGGCTGTTATCGCTCGAGGAGGCGCCGATTGTTTGCATTCCTGGAAAACAGCCTGGACGAGGTCTGAGAGGCGCTGCAGCAGGGCAATATTGAGCCCCGTGTTAGGAGCGACGTACGGCGGCACCTCGTCTTCCTGAAGCCCGCGGAACTTTTGCATGGCCGCGCCGAATTTCTCCTGGTTGAGATCAGCGAGCTCCTCGTTGGTCAATCCGCCGGGGTTCTCTGACAGCTTCAGAAGGCGCTGCATCGCCTTCGAAATCGGGTCCTCTTTTTTCGGTCCTTCACCAGTGATGAGCCAGTGAAGCTGCACGCCCGTTACGTCCGCAATTTTTTGCAGGTGCTCGGGCTTCGGCTGCGTTCCCGTTAGCCAGTTACCGAGAGAACGTCTCGGCACATCGATGAGCTCAGCTAGCCTTTTCAGGCCATCTACTTCTGCAGCCGCCTCTCGAATGCGGTCACCCAGATTATCCATCAGCACCATGTAGCCATATCTGGCCACTTTCCCTTGACGAGATGGCCAAATCTGGCTATCTCTATCCATAGATACGGAACAAATCACCCATGAAAGGGGAGACCGGCCAGGGCCTCCCCTTTCACAACGAGGAAAGACTATGCACCGCCCACAAAGGACGGACAACCCGCAAGAAACATCGATCGACAAGTTGGAAGAGCTTGCCGCAATCAAGCACAAGCTCGTGCTTGCCGGCCTCTCACTGCTCGATATCGACCGACGCTTCCAACTGTCCCGCGGCACCGCCGGAACGACACTCCGCGAACCCAACGCGGCTGGCGAAAGGGCGATCGCCGCTGCTCTCGGTACAAAGGCTCACCTGTTGTGGCCAAGCCGTTACCGGCCCTCCGGTCAGCGCCGATCCCCTCAGCCGCGTGAGAACTATGAGCGGCCGCCGACGATGCGGCAACGCCAAAAAGCGGCGAGGGTTTAGACATGGAAAACCCTTTCATCCCGTCACGGTCCCCGATCTGCAATGCGGCCCAAACAGCGCTTTTGTTCAGCGTAGCGCTGGGAGGCCTCGTCGCCGCAATCATTGCCCTGGTGGACGCCGCATGCTGAACCCTTACGACGAACAGCAGCGGCTCGACGTGATGCTCTCATGCTGCTTCAAGGCAGTGCAGGCGCACTTCTCGCACATCGCGGTGCGGGACATCATTGCGCCTCCGCATGATCTCTTTGACGCGGCCCTCGCACGGCAGGTCGCCATCTACATTTTTCATGTCGAATTCGGCGTGCCGCGCCGGCGCATCGTCAAGATGCAGGCGCGCCAGCGCACCTCCATTTCCTTCGCCATTGCCAAGATCGACGAGCGGCTCGGCTGCCCAGTTTTCGCGAAGGCCTACGCCCGCATGGCGGCAAAGGCAAAGGACATCTTCATGCAGCAATTGAGAAAGGCGGCAGCGTAATGGCCGAGTTCAAACGTATCAGGATCGCCGAGATTGTCGTTCCGGAACGACTGCGCGCAGTTGAGGAAGAGCACGCGATCGCCATCGCGCAGAGCATGGTCGAGCATGGCCAGATCAACCCCATCACGGTGCGTGCGACACCCGCGGCCAAGGGCGGAAAATTCACACTCGTTGCCGGCGCCCACCGCCTTCGGGCATGCGTCATCAATGACGACGCCGAGATAGATGCCATGGTCGTCGAAGGTGACAAGGCCGAGGCGCACTTAGTCGAGATCACGGAAAACCTGTTTCGCAACGAACTGTCCGTTATCGATCGGGCTGTCTTCCTCGCAAAGTACCGTGAGGTGTGGGAGCAGAAGAACGGCAAGGTCGAAGCAGGTCGCCCCGGAAATAGTGCCAACTTGGCACTATTATTCGAACAGGAGGCAGAAAGCGGCGGGTTTTCACAGCACGTCGCGGATCGCATGGGCCTGTCCCGCCGCGCCTACTTCCGTTTGAGTAAAATCGCTCAGAATCTCCATCCGAAGGTGCGCGAGCGGCTTCGCGGAACACCTCATGCCGACAACCAATCGGAACTGCTCAAGATAGCCAAACTCGGTCCGACCGAGCAGGGCAAGCTGGCGACGGCGCTGGCTGCCGGCGGCGACCTTAAAGCCGCCTGGACGTCTGTCGTCGGCAGCGAGACCAAGATGCAGCTCTCCGACGAGGATCGGCGCAAGCTCGCAGTGAGCCGCCTGCTCACAGCATGGGACGATGCGGACGAAGACGCCTGCATTGAGTTCCTGCGCGCAATCTACGAGCAGCCCGACGGTGTCTTTGCGGCCTTCATCGGTGAGGTCGCAGAATGAAGCGCGATCCTTCGCAGTTCGACCTCTTTCTGGAGCCGTTGTTCCCGGTTCGCGAGCCAGTCGCGCGTATCGACATCGACCGCTATCGGTCGAAGATGAAGCGGGCGATGGCCCGCGCCATCCGCGAGTGCCCCTACGACCGCCCCACCATCGCAGCGCGCATGGCGCAGTATCTCGGCCTGCCTTCGATCAGCAAGGCGATGCTCGATGCCTACACTGCCGAGAGCAAGGAAGGGCACGACATCACGCTGCCGCGCTTCGCAGCCTTCGTGCACGCGACCGGCGCGATGTGGCTTTGGGATGAGGCCGTTTCCGAGCAGGGTGCGACTTTGCTCATCGGTGACGAGGCCCGCCTCGCAGAAATCGCCCGCCTGCAGCAGGAACAGGAGACCATCCGCGCGGAGCTGCGTGCGCTCAAGTCCCGGCCGGTGAACATCCGGAGGACGCGCGGATGATCAGCAGCGGCGCGAAAGAATGGCTCACATCCTCGGAGATCGCGGCGGCGCGCCTGCCCGACCTGCCGCAGACACGCCAGGGCATCGAATTGATGATCGCCCAGTCCGGCTGGCGCTCGACCGACAAGGCCCGGCCTCGGGCCGGACGTGGCGGCGGTTTCGAATATCACATCTCTCTTTTGCCGCAGGCGGCGCAACTCCGCCTCCGGCAAGCTCCGGACGCTGCTGGATGGGAAGAAGCGCGCGCCAGAAAGAACCTCCTTTGGTCGCGCTTCAATGCGCTTTCAAAGGCGCAGAAAGAGACTTGCGAAGAGCGCCTGAAGGTCCTCAATCGCGTCGAGCAGCTCGTCCGAGAACGCGGGTTGAACAGGACGGCAGCAATTGGCGTCGCCACGCTGGATGCCGGCATTCAGAAGTCCGCCTATTACGAGTGGCGCAAGGCGACCGAGGGCGTCGATCCCGAAGACTGGCTGGCAGCGCTCGCTCCGGCCTCCGCCTCGGCGGACGGAGTGGCTCCGCAGACTGCCGAATGCCACCCCAGCGCCTGGGACTTCCTGAAGTCCGATTATTTGCGGCCGGAGAAGCCGGGCTTCTCCGCTTGCTACCGGCGCATGATGGAAGCCGCTCAGTTGCACGGCTGGTCGCCGATCCCTTCCGAACGGTCGCTCCGGCGTCGCCTCACCGACCGTCCGCCGCAGGTTCCGGCCGTCTACGTCTTCGAGGCAACCGAGACGTCTTCGCTGAGCGAACGCTCCACCGGCCCGGTCCTGCAGCGAAGCTCGGTCGATATCGGCGTCGTCATCGTCACTGAGAACCTGTCGGGCACGGACGAGTTCGCCGCGGCCGAGGATATCGGCAACCTCAAGAGCTACGTCCGCAATCAGCTGATCGGCTTCGTGCCCACTGGCGCCGACGAACCGCTGCAGCACGTCACCGGCGAGCTGCAGCAGGCCCTCGCCGGCACGATCTGGCACGAGGACGTCTACACCACCGACCGTTACATCGAGGAGCAACCCTGATGCATGCAGGCAAAGGCGGATCGTACATCCGCAATCCGGAAGATGGTTCGCTGAGGCTCGTTCAGCGCACCGAAGAGGCCAAGGCGGAGAAACCCGCCTCGGACGGGGCTTCCTCGTCCCCGGTGGCGGAGGCGGAACGGGCAGCCGCCTCCGCCGATAACTCCGCCGCCAAGACCTCCCGCAAGAAGTAAGGACCGACCATGACCCGCTTCATTCGTAACATCGCGGCGCTCGCGAAACCCGAGGTGACCTATGGCGTCGATGCGGCGCCGACCGGCGCGGCAAACGCCATGCTGCTCGTCAACGCCCGCATTGATCCGCTGCTTGGCGAAGAGGTCAATCGCGAACTGACCCTACCTTATATGGGCCACCAGGGCGCGATCCTCGTTGGCGACTATGTGCGCATGACCGCCGAGCTCGAGATAGCCGGATCTGGCGCGGCCGGCACGGCTCCGGCAGGCGGCGTTCTCCTCCGGGCCTGCGGCATGAGCGAGACCATCACGGCCGGCGTCGACGTGAAATATGCGCCGGTGTCGTCTCTGCAGGAGTCGGCGTCGATCTACTTCAACCTGGATGGCGTGCTCCACAAGATGCTCGGCGTTCGCGGTACGCTTACGGCGAACCTGACGCCGCGCCAGATCCCGCGCTTCGCCTTGACGCTCACTGGCCTTCTCGGGCCGATCGCCGACACGGTGCTGCCGGTTGTCGATCTTACCAAGTTCATCAAGCCGGTCCCGGTCAACAAGGTCAACACGACGTTCTCACTGCACGGCCATGCCGGCGCCTGCGAAGGCGTCACCTTCGACCTCGGCAACCAGATCGAGCCGCGCATGCTGATCGGCCAGGAGAAGATCGAGCACGTCGACCGCGTGATGACCGGCAACGCGATCTTCGAGGCGACGAACCTCGCCGGCAAGAACTGGTTCCAGACGGCGCTCGCCCACACCACCGGCGTGCTCGCCGCCCAGCATGGGACCGTCGCCGGCAACATCGTGAAGTTCGATGCGCCCGCCGTTCAGATCGGCCGGCCGACCTACGGCGAGACCCAGAAGATCGTCAACAACAGCCTGCCGCTGATGTTCACGCCCGCCGCCGGCAACGACGAGTTCACCATCACCTTCCAGTGAGGCGGCGTTCTGCCGCCTTCAAAGCCCCTTTGAAACGAGGAAAACCCCATGTTCAAACTTGTCCAGAACCTGACCTGCTGGTGGCCGGTGAAGGTTTCCGAGCCTGATCCGAACAATCCCGGCAAGTTCATCGAGCACACCTTTGAGGCCGAACTGCAGATCCTCGATCGGGAGGAGAGCCAGAAGGTCGAAGAGGAGCGCAAGGCTCTGCTGAAGCAGGCCGCCGACGATCCGAGCGACGAAAACCTTGCGAAGATCGAGAAGCTGCTCGACGCGCACGACCAGATGGCTTTCCGCCGGGTGCTCAAGAACTGGCGCGGGCTGATCGACGAAACCGACCAGCCGATCCCCTTCAATGATCAGACCTTCCTTGCCGTCGTGAAACACGAACGCGTCCGGCGGGGACTGAACGCCGCCTACCAGGAGGCGATCTCGGGCGACAAGGCCCGCCTGGGAAACTGAAGGCAGCAGCCGAGGCCTGGGCTCACGGCAGGACCGGCTGCTCCGATCGTACCAAGCCCGCCGTGCTCGACGACAAGATGCGGCGGGAATTTGAAAGCCTCCGGGTGAGCTTGAGGGCGCCCGAGGACGAGACTGACGAAGAGGGTGTCGTTTCGATCATGGCATGCAACTGGTCATCATTTATCGCCTTCCGCGCCTGCGAAACGCAGTGGCGGGTAGTCGCGACCATGGCCGGCCTCATCTGGATCGGCCTCGATTACACCGCCTGTCAGATCGTCCTCGAGCAGCTCGACGCGCCGGCGTACATCTTCGCCGACCTGCACGCGATGGAGGAAGCCGCGCTCCCGATCCTCAATGGAGTTGATGGCTGA